CCGCAGGGCCGTTAGGCCCCCCACACCCCTTTACAGGGGTGTGGCATACCTCAGCTTCATGCTGGCGGCTGAGGGACGCCCAGAGCGTTCCAAGTGCTGCTTGTCCGAACCTGGCTGAGGTCCGTAAGATGCCGTTGCGCGCGAGCGCTCAAGCATCAGGAGGCACTTGGTGAGGGCGCGCGTCCCCCCGATTTGGTTTTCGGGAAGCCGCGACTTCACCACCCAGCCCTTAACCATGGGGCTGTGGAGGTTATCATCCATCCTATCGGTTTGGAAACCGAGAAAGGAAAGACGACCCAACACAGGAGAGGACTCCAAGACCGTAGGGAAGAACTTAATGATCTTCCTTATCTCGGAGTCCAACCAGGCGGTGGTCCGCCAGTAGCCAGCTAAGTAAAGCTGGTTCCTGAACGAAACCATCGACTGGATTTCCTCAACCTCTGTCAGTCGTGTCGGGAGCATTCGGCGGACTCGGACAAGTGAAACGTCCTCACCCGCGTAGTACTCCTTCCCGCAAGACTCCCGGAACTTTCCAGTCCAGAAAGACTTGGACTTGTTAACCCGGAACCCGAAGGTCTCGAGTGCAAGAACGACTGAATGCACATAATCCGTGGGGACAATAATATCGTCCCCATAGATACGCACCACATCCCGTAAGCCTAACAGCTGCTTGGGATGCATCTCCGACTCCCACATGTAGTGAGAGTCGTCGAGCTGGCTTCTGAGCTCTCGCTCAATTCCCAGGAAGGCGACGGTCGTAAAGACCATTGCCTCGATTGGAAACGTGAGAGCCGAACCCATAGACGCGAACTTCTTGAGAGGAAACGTTAGTTTCAACTCAGGTACCCACGCCTTCGAGGTCCTGCACGCCATCACCGCACCGTACAAGTACGGGTGGCGATGGAGCAGGGCCTTTACATGCGTGATGGAGACACGGTCGGATGCTTCGCTCAAGTCGAGCGTTGCCAGCTCCCCCGTAGAGGAGCCCTCTTTGGCCAGACGCTGGTTAGGCGCCTGATCATCGAATCCTACAACGCGTCGGGCGATACGATCATGCCCGATAGCGTCCACGATGAGTCGCATAATCGCCTGCTGCGAGTATTGCATCGCAGTTGGTTCGATCGCGATGATTCGTGGTGTCTTCAGCGTCTTAGGAACGGTAACCACCTTCACAGGTAGTTCCCGCCCGGGTTCAAGGAAGTCCACACCGTCGAGCTGATTCCTCAAGTTCATCAAGGACCAGCTCGGAACCACATTCTCCAAGAAAGGAAAATACGGCTCCAAACGGCGAGGCCAGGCATTCAGACCGTACTTCTGGTTACCAACCAGTCGATCGGCCGTAGCTCCTGGCCCGTGCTTGGGCAGATACTCCCCACGCATGAGATTACTCTCAACGTTATCGAGCACCCTTCCAAACAGTAACTTACTCATCCTCCTGAAATCGTCCAATTGCTCGGGCGATCCCAGAAGAAGGGAGTTAGCAGTTACAACTTCCTTTTCACAATCGACGTACTCTCGGAGTGCCTTACGCACCCTGTGCGGAGCACAATCGAGCTCGATCTTGCCGAACATCAGCGTAAGCTGACGAATGGCTCGAACGGACTCTATACAAGGGTCGTCGACCAGAACACCAGTGTTGCGGTCGAACACGCGAGCGAGGAAACCCCCCAGTAATGCGGGGAGCCCTGCCTGCCAGCCGAAGCCGGCGAACAGGTCGCGCTCTACCCGTCCTCGGTCCAGACTTCT